TCTAGCGGAGACCCGTATATGGAACTAGACAACGAACAGATAATATTCTCTAGTAGAAGCTCTAAATCAAGCGAAACCAACGCCATTTATTATTACAACAAAAGAGGGGATTACGGATTTAAAACAAGAATGGAGGACGGTAATTGGGCAATCACTCAATCAGGATGGTAACTAATTTAAACAATTACAAAGACAAGAACGGTAAATTTGATGAGGTTAAACTAAACAAACTTCGTGCAGATAAGCCTCTGTTGCCCCCCGTTACTCAAGAAAAGTTTAGAGGCTTCTCTGTAAAACAAAACAGAGATCCTTATGAAACCTTCCCAGACAGACTTCCTACAGGAGATAAGATGCCTCTGCCGGTAGATGAACACGAACATATAGGAATGTACGAGAACAACCAAACGCTGTACCTAACTACGGCCAATGCCTACAACAAGCTTATGAAACGAATAGAAGAATTAGAAAAGAAGGTGGGTAAATGATCCTACACAAAATAGTAAATACGATATACAGATTTTATTTTCTAACATTGGTATTTATTCTCACTTTGTTCCATCGCCAACTTCCGAAGTGGTTACAGAAGGAGGCAAGGAAGCTTCTTGTCGAGCCGCTTCCTTCATACGGACGAGTTGAGAAATACGAAAGGTGACTATCCCTATAAGGTTGGTATAAACCTGAAAGTCGTATTCGTACTGAGTTTGCTGCGTTCCTACAAGTTGTTTTGCCCGCTGCCTAGCTAATGTATCTGATCCCTTATACATCCCCTCTCGCTCCCCTATAAAAGCATCAGAAAAAGATCTCTCGGCAGACGCTATAGAATCGGCCAGCTTAAATTGCACGTCTGCTATCTTTAACAAAATATCTTGTAACTTGTCTGGATCATCCCAAGCCCCTCTAATATCCACTATCATGCGTACCTCTTTCCATCCCTGAATTTTCCTATAGAGCCGTCTTTTAGAGTTCTTCTAGATCGTATATCTTTTGTCCATTCCCTGTCATTACGCATAAAATATTTAGGGTGCAGGTGGTCGAAACGTTGGCCTATCCTACCCTCCCCCGGCTGCTCGTACCCGAAATATTCAAAAAACCCCATATTAAACAGACACTTCTGGCAATACTGTTTGTCTTTTGGTACGTCTTCCCCGCATTTAGGACAGACCCTCATTTTAACCTCTCTAGGAATTCCCGCACAATTCCCGCATCTTTATTAAAATCTACGACTTCCTTATACTTGTTCCGCACATTTGTTGTCATATCAGCGTATTCTAGATCAGATAATTCCCGCACAATCCCCGCAACCTGCTGTGCACTCCTGCCGTCTATGTCTATGCAGGTCTTTCCATCCTCCATAAGTTCCCCCGCCAACTTGTCTTTATAATCCCCCATGTTAACAAGTACAGGCCGACCGCTGGCGAACCAGTTATGGATAACATGGCCGTACCCATCCCCGTAAGGCTTGTTATGGTAGCCAAACTTGGATCTTCTCATAATAGATGCCAACTCGGAAATACCGGAAATGATGCCGTCTGGACAAGAGATCCCATAAGCCTTGACATCATAGTCAGGTTCCATAATACCCTTAAAAGAGTGGAAGTAGCCGTGGTTAGGAAGACAGTTAACGAAAGAGGTTATCATGTTAAAAGGACGCTCCTGCGCTGGATAAAATACATCTTCGTCAAACTCCTGTTTATAAAACACCACGTTCTTACTTTTAACCATGGGGAATTCTTTAACAGACAGCATAATGTTTTCTATCTCTTCGTAAGGTATTTTAGTGTGCCAGTCTATGTTTCCTATATGATAAATCAACTTAGCTTTCAATTTATGAGTGCGTATGAGTCTCCTGTACGTTCTAACGTGCGCTGGTATGGAGGCTATTAACACATCGAAGTCCATTGAAAGAAATTTATCCAAAGTTATAGCTTTTTGATGGATACCGTGTACTCCGTCCCATATATAATGAACATCGTCTACTAGAAACCTGCTCTCGTTTAATCCAGAACTTCCGTCGTCAGGAACACTTCCCAATGCTAAAAACTGCCTTACGGTTCCAGTATCGTCTCCGTAAGGCTTCGCAATATCCCAATACCCGTTGGAGTACCACTCCATACCTATGGGGCGGTAGAGGCTGTGACCGAGGCGCTTCTCTAACAGCAGGTGTAACGAGGCATACAGCCCCCCGTGGTGCATGTCGCTAAATATCTTCATTTAACTTTTTTCTAGGTACTTTCTGAAAGCAATCACAAAGTCCTGATGTAGCGGTACGCTAACGTCGAGGCACTTCCAAACATACTTCTCGAATTCCTCCGGGAAGTACAGGGCACTGGTTTTGTCGTGCATCATAAACATGTTTTGAGACAGGCCCCCCATGTGGATATACAGGTGTTCTGGGACAGCTAACTTCGCACAGTGTAGGACGTCTATATCCTCCTGGAACTTTCCGAAATGATCTAGCTTGTCTTTAGTAACACTGAAATCCTTTCTGGTCTGTTCTATAACATCTCTACGAACGAGTATGGAGCAAGGATGCATCCTCTCCTGCACTGAAACGGACATTACTGAAAAGGCTTCTTCGTTACTGTCCAGCAACTCCCAAAACCCATCCTTCCAAAAGAAGTCCTGCTCGGTAAACCACACCCAAGGAGCTTTGGACTTTCTAAGTCCGGCGTTAACGGATTCGTTTCTCCAATCGCTATCACCAGCTACCTCGCCATTTTCTATAAAAGTGATGTTGTCGTCTTTCATAGCAACCTTAACAAAGTCTCTATAATCCTTACGAACATTCATATTAGTGAATACTATAATAATCTTGGTAAACAGGTTTCTGTTGTCATGGATCTGTTGCCGCCAAAGCGGATAGTCCATGTGCCTTGGCCAGGAAACTATTAAATCTGGTAAAATTTTGTCCATTTATTGTCCTCCAAATCTAAATCGGGAAACTTTTTGGCAAGTGTATTGAATATCTCTTTAGCCTGTTTCAAATATTTAGGTGACTGCGGAACATCGGCTTTATCGGCACAGTAAAGATATACGTAGTAAGCTTCAGAACTCTTCGTACCAAAAATATCCGACCCGTCCCCTTTCCAATCCTGGAATGTGTATGTCAGCCCCCCTAAATGAAAGTAGTCCTCCCATTCCTTGTACTCCATATCCTCCAACGTAGTCATCCTAGCCCCCAGACGTTCGGCATCTCTGGTAAGCATCGCAAAATGATCCGAACCAGCAATCTCTGGATGGGCTCTAAAGTCCTTGTTAGTTTTATCAAAAAGGGATCTTCTCATAAAAAGACAGGACGGATGCATATAGGGAAAACCGGACGGATTCCAATAACCTATCATATCCGAGGTCTCCATTTGTTTTTCTACGTCGTTGAAAAACTTTTCCCAATCGGCCACAAAGAAGTCGGCCTCAACAAAATACACCCACTCGGCATCTGACACCTCCACCAACGGCTCCGACTCCAACTGTCTCCAGTCGTTCTTACCGTAATCGGCTTCCGGGTCTCTCGTTACCCAAGTCTCTTTAAAGTTCTCTAACCAGAAATCTTCTAGGTCGGTTGTCCCGTGTTGTTTAGATGGATAAAGAATAATCTTTTTAAATTTATCTCGGTGGTTCTTCATTACAGCCCTCCAAACAGGAAAATCGGCGTAAACACAAATTTGAGATAGCACGTCACAGTTCATATTTTCATTACCTTTCTATATAAATCGATTTTTTTATTTATCCTTCCCCAATCCAACTTCGCCCCATCAACAAGATTCTGCATACCTCCAATATACAGCACTTTAAATGCTTCGTACCCATCTGTTTCATCCATACAGATCTTCCAAAACGCTACCCTAGTTTCCATCTCTAATTTAGCAATGTCCGTGCTAGTGTCCGGTATCTTTCCCGACAGATACCCGCCCCAGCCAGCCGACAAGGATCCCCCGTGAATCCAATGAAAAGGCTGCGTGTTCATGTGCCAATTACCTTCGGCCTTTACCTTATTCTCTATCTCGTATGGATCAGCGTGATGCTGGGGAACATTGCCGAATCTAAGCCCTAATGCACGTAACTGCACGCCCAACCACACGAAAGTGTCGCCATTCTCTCTTTCCTTAAACGTGTGGTCCAATAAAGGCTCGTACTGTCCAGGCGCCCATGTATGACTTCCAAAATCTAAATCTGTCTTCATAAGGTCTGCTCTTTTGCAGAAAAAGAAATTAGGCCAAAAGTTAGGACCGACGTCCCCGTATCCAGAATAATCTAAGCCATACTTCTTAGCTACAGCCTCTCCTAGCTCGGCCCCACAACTAAATCTAGGGGAGCCTAGCGCATCAACAAGGTCTGATTCTATCTGCTGGAAAGAGCCGCGCACCGCACCAGAGTCAAATATAAACCCATCCTCTTCTATGAGCATGACCAGATCCTCTCTGCAAGTATGGAGCATTTCTGTTACTGGGGGGCCGTTACCCATACCACGCCCGTGATAAATAACGTGTATCTTTTTGTCCATAACTACCTTGGACATAAACTCCGAAACAACGTAGTCAGGTACAGTACAGTGGTTATTGAAATTTATGTAAAAAGCGTCCACCTCGTCGTAGTAACGCTCCTTGAATAATTTCAAGACAAATGAAGAAGTAAAGGGGTCTCCTGCCGTTGCCATCAAAATTGCCTTGTTCATATATTCCCCTCCACCCATCTTCTTAACATAGACAACCCTGTCTCAAGAGGGATAGCGGGTTCCCAACCCAAATCCTCTTTTATCTTTGGTAAGAAATTCTTATAAGCGTCGTAGTAACGTAGGTTCTGATCCACTTTAACAACAGTTACTTTGGGATCGTCGTACGTCGCTCCCCAAGTAGAGTCCAGGATATAAAGCATGTCCACTTCGTCTTTCCAAAAATGCTCGAAGCTGTACATAAAAGACTGGAACAGTACGTCAAAGTACCTGTGGTCCATCGTCCAACAATAATTGTGAAAAGCTACTACTACGGATTTAGTCACGCGCCAGTCTCCATTCTACATAGTCGGAAAAAGCGTCTTCCGCCGACTTTTCTGTAACAAACCCCAACCTATCTCTGGCCTTACTGACATCAGAAGCGTGCACCAATGTTTCATGCGGCAACATCCCTACAAGTTCGATCTTGGATTTAGAATTAAGACGTTCCACTACCCACCGTGCCATAGATTCTATAGTTATAGTCTTGTCATTAGCGATGTTAAAAATATCAAACCCAGCGTAATTGTCTACGGCCAACAGAGTAGCCCTAACAGCGTCGTCTACGTGGGTGTAGTTAGCGCTACACGACTCCCAGCCACTACCCGATCGCATCCCGTGAACGCTAAGGGGCTCTCCTTTAATAGCCTGTTCTACAAAAATTGACAGCGCCAATTCAGGGTTAGACCTAACTCCGGCCACATGATGATACCTAACAACCACGGTTGCTACATCGAAATACTTGCTGTACATCTCACACATATTCTCAGCAGAGTATTTTGCCATTGCGTAGGGGCCCTCCGGCTGAGGAAGTTTATCTTCTCTCCAAGGACACTCTTGCTTACCGTACACTTTGTTAGAAGATGCGAACAGTACGGTAGGCCTGTACTCCGACAGCCTAGCTGCCTCTAGAACATTAGCAGTTCCCTGCAGGTCCACGCTCATGTAATCGTGCGGTTTCTCCAACGCTAGCCTATGACTTGGATAAGCAGCTAAATGAAACACGCGAGACACATAAGGCATGCCTATGACAGATTTAAGTTTCTGAAAATCCAGTATATCCCCGCACACAAAAGTAAAGTTGGGATGTTTTATCTCATCAATATTTCTTACACCTTCCATACCCCTATACAAATTGTCATATCCTATAACAACTTCTCCCCTACGTAACAGCTCTTTAGTCAAGCTACTTCCTATAAATCCGGCGCATCCTGTTACTACGTTTACATGTTCAATGTCTGCCATTTACCCTCCTTTTAATTAATTTATTTATGCCCTGCCCCACTTATAATCATCCGGGTGCGTCTTGTACAAACCTAAAAGACCCCTAGGGGTATTAAAATGGAACGGCACAAGCTCATTATCCAGTACCCACTCGTGTATCTCCTTGGGAATAACTCCTACGGGCCAGCTCTTGAAATCTGGGTGGTCGGGGTTAACATTTCCCTGACACAAACTTCTGGGCATGTCGTGTATAAAAACGAATCCCCCCGGCTTTAATTTAGGAAAAAACCTTCTAAGCTCTTTAAATCTAGTGTACGGTTCTGTATCTAAAAACATAATATCGCAATCATACTCTACGTCGTAGTCAGTGGAAATCTCCTTGTCCACACAGATGCGTTCGTGAATTCCCAATCTATCAAACCTGGTCTCGCTGGTTCTAATATGCGCTCTCTCAATCTCTACTGTAGTTAAAAGCCCCTTCCTGTTATCTTTAAGAGCCTGTCCAATATACGACGCCGATATCCCTAGATGGGTTCCGGTTTCCAGTACATATTCTGGCTTCAACATCCTCACAAAACCGTACAGAAACTCCCCCACAGCAGTCTCTACACCGCCCGTATTGAAGCAGGAATATTCAGAATTAGTGGGCTCAACCTGTTCTACCAAAGACGCGTCTTTGGTCATTAAATACTCTGTTATCATAAGCTCTCTATAAATGTTTTCCATTTTGGGGCAATGGTGTCCTTTCCAAATAACCTTACAGCTTTTTCTCTGGCCTTATTACTGATAGTTCGTGCGTATTCATGGTCCTCGAATAATTTAGTAACTGTCGCTCTAATGTCCCCCACCTTGTCAAAACAGAACCCGTCTTCTCCCTGTTTAATTATACTAGGAACCTCGAACACTTTAACCTTGGGATGGTCTTTATGTTCCCATGTACGGGGGCCGACAGACACAATAGGAATACCGGTCATCATGGCCTCAACGAAACTCAGCGTATAGCTAGCTGGCCAAGTGCCGCTGTAGAAAAACGCTCTACAATCTCTTAAAACACCTTTAAGAGAATTAAAAGTCAACTCCCCGCCGGCAAATTCCCCTAAATCCTCGTTTCCAGTACCATAAACTTTAAACGGAAAACCTGGGCCCACTTCCATGGCAACGTCGTATCCACAAAAATCCCTTCTTGCTTTCAAGGACTGCGTGAGGTTTACTAGCTGGACGACGTCCCCTGTCCAATCAGCATATTCTTTGGGATCCTTATAAAACCTTATAGTAGTGTCGGCGCCAGTGTAGAAATCTAGCTTTTCTTCTGCGGGAGAATACCTGACTATCTTCAAACCGCCCTTCCGGTACTTCTCCATTACCCTCTCCTTCTCCGGGGTAGACTGCCCTATGGTACGCCATACAACCTTCTTCTTGGAGAATAGGGGCCAATTACGCTCTATGATGTTAGGCGCAGCGTAGCCGTCCATTACAATTATTATATCGAAATGATCTAAAAACTCCGAGGTCAGCTCGGTTCGTGGCCGATTTTTACTTAAAGTCTCCAGATAAGGTTTTCTCTTCATGCCCCCTATGCCCGGCCTAGGAAGGGATGCATGTCCTTCTGGATCTGTGTACGCCCCTAACGAAAAACAATCATAACCAAGTTCTGTGAAAAGTGAGAGCTCGTCGTATTCTAAAACAGCATGCACAGAAATATATAGTATTCTCGGGCTATTCACCCCATCCCCCCTCTTCCGCGATCTCGTTGATCCTCGCCACCATCGTATTCCCCACACTTCTGAAATTACAGGTAGCAACTACAACTTTTCTAGCGCTGTAGGCCACTTTCTTTACTAGACCCCTTCTCTTAGGATCGTTTAATCTTCCGTAAATTTTTTGAAACTGCATAACCAAACTTGTATCGTCTGCTTCCGCCCACTCCATGCCGGGTTCGTAATACTTGTTGTGTGCCTCTTCTATAGGAACTAGCGTAAAATCAACTGGAAAATAGTGTCTTCTAGTAAAATACTCGTGAATACCTCCATATCCCACGGATAGAACTGGGTTTAAATGAACACTGGCTTCGCACTGAGGTATCCCCCAGCCCTCGCCCCTATGAGCTGACACATAGACATCTCCTGTGGTGTGGATTCTATCCATGCCCTCCTGGTCCATGATATCGGAATAAACAAATACTTTAGGCATATCCTTCCATACCAAAGAGTTCTTCAATCCCCTAGCCTCTATTAGTATATCTCTAAGCCCTCTATCAGACGCCCCTGATTTATGAACCTTTAACAAAAGGCATACGTCCGTTTTTCCTCTAAAGGCCTTCCAAAAAGAAAGAAGCAACCTTCTGGGATTCTTCCTCTCAGTCCACTCGAAAATTGAATAAAAAACTATTCCTTCAAAGTCGGGGAGAATGTACGGACGCAGTTCTTCTAGGGGTTCCCTAGTATCTACTGCCTCGGGTATAACTGTTACAGGAACGGTGACGCCAGAAGCTTTGATAACATCCGCACCATACTGCGTACCTGTCCAAATCTCCTGCATCATGTTACAAGCAGGAACCCAAGATTTAGGTAACTTGCTCGTTTCCCAAAACAAATGTCCTATATTGTACTTACCTGCCTCGTAATGAGTCTTATAATTATCGGGAGTAACGTGAAGGATATTCACCTTGTAGTCAATCTTTCTTAAACCCAGCTCTTCCGATATCATACTGGTGCGATCCTCGTAATGCTGGTTGTTCGTATAAGAAACCTTCTTGGCCATTATATTAGCACCCACCTCCCTGAAGGACATCAGAAAGTTACGGGACGCTTCTCCGTAACCAGATGCATCCATGAACGGCGCCACATAACGAACTCCTACCATATCACACCTCCCACACTTCTAGCGTGTCAATTTCTTTCTTAGTATCCTCTAATAGCTGTGTTCTGGAAATAGGGTAGTTTCTTGTAACTTCTTCTTTTTCTTGTGCCTTTTCTTTTGGTGCTGACGATTTCCACATCTTGTCTTCTAAAACAAAACCTGCGGATAGAAGCTCTTTAACGCGTACGGCGGGAACCATGACCCTAGCTCCTTTAGGATTTATCATGTAAGGATCGTTAGCCGATCCTCTCTTTACGGGCTGTTTATAAAATTCCATGTAATACTATCCCACCAACACTGAAATAATAGCACATTATTTGGCACTTGAGAACAAGGAGTACGTTAAAGTTGACCTAGAAGCCCACGCAGCGGAATATCCTGACACGCCACTATTGTTAGTAGCAGAAGCATACACCATAGAAGTAGCGGATGTATCTATCTTGGATATCCTCCAATCACCAGTTTTGCTCTCTCTACCAACATAAACTGTATCGGCCACACTGGTGTCGTCGATATGATTAGTTTCGTATACAACGTTTTTAGCGGCCGCCTGACTAGAAGTAGCAACACTGGTAGAAAACGCCTTGGGCATCTCCATCCGCAACTCGTTAATCACATCAACCACAGTCTGAAGTCCGTGAATAACCTCGTCCAATACGAGTTGGTTCTTTACCGATATCTCACCCTCTACCGTCTGTTTATCTGGAAAAACAATGTCCTTAGCTTCTGGAAAATCGGGGAAGTTGGATACCTCTACGCTAGCAGGAAACTCTGGTAAGTTAGAAATTTCCATGCTCTCAGGAAACTCCGGGCTATCCGGGAAGTTGGATACAGCAACCTCCTTTGGTATTTCTATTCTAGAAAACTCTATCTTCTTCTCCGTGCTTGCCAGTATCTTCTTTAAAATCGCTGCCAACTCCGCACTATCCTCGCTACTGTCTATACTGGACACTGCCTTGATAATACCCTTTATACCTGTCTCTACTCTAGACAGATCCTTGGACAATGCGTCTAACTCCTTCTTATCTCCAGGTCCCGTAACATCTACTTTAAAGGTGTGTTTCTGGAAATTTTTAAACCAGATAGCCAAAAAGGCAAGAATATCTTTCATAAATTAATAATAGCCTATCTGCGATAACTTTCAACAGCGGCCAGGGGCTCGTAATTTTTAGAGCCCCACGCCACAAGGGCTAAAGCCATAACCATGTCTGTCTCCACTGTTTTGTCCTCTAGGCTAGCTGGATAGTTTCTCAACTCCTCCACCAACTTATCGTTGTACGGCATTTTAAAAAGACGCTTCGTAAAATAGCTCTGAAGGTTGTTAATAAGAGCTACCTTCTTGGCTGGGCTACCCCCAAACTGAAATGGGATATATGGAATACCCAGATCAGACATCCAAGACGACTGCATGTCGCCGCCCATGCCCGTAGCGTCTATAATAAATTCCCCAGAGTAACGATTGTAAATTTTTATCAGATCTTCAAATATATTCTCCCAACTCACCAGCCCGCCACCGGCCCTGTAAATATTAACCTGCTGGTGCGGTTTCTTAGAAACGTCCCATGTAATAATTCCCGTGTAGTCGCCCTTCCTTCCAAAATCAACGCCGTGGATATATTGGTGTCCGGCAGCAGGAGGTATCGGGTGTTTCCAATCCATGTTAATAGCGGCATCTACATCTGTATCCAGAAAAGCGGAATAAGAAGAATCAGTAAATCTACCCTCTACCCTTTCTCTTATCCAATCCTCATCCTTTCCTTCCATGGCCTTTATAATAGACTCCTGGTTAGCATACGGGTTAGTTCTAGAATCTGAGTATTGAGAATAAATCCTGGGCTCGTAGTACTTATTCGGCAAGCCATCCAGCTCTTTACTGCCCCTTCTCCATAAACTAAAGTACTCACCCTTCCCCTTCGGTGTACCAAAACCACAAATTATTCCACCCCTTCTCCACATTCTAGGAATTAGGACCCTCTCATAACAATGAATCATATAGCGTGCATCCGCCGGCTCGTTTATCAGTATTAAATCATATGCCTGTCCCTCGATATGCTTAGCCTTATCGTGCATACCTACAGCCTCGATCTGCGTTCCATTAGTCAAAACCATATTAGGATGTATGTTTCTTCTAGTACCTGTAGTAACCTCCGCAACATTAAACTTTAAAATGGGGGACTCCTTAAATACCTGCTCAATCTGGCTCCATAACTCCATAGACTGCTTGTTCTCTGGACCGGTGCATAAAATATTATACGGCGCCTGTGTAAATTCCTCGAAGCTACTAAACGGCCTGTTAGGCCTTATCTTGTAGGTTCCCCAATGAGCCGCCATAAATTTAGCTGTCCAGGTCTTACCAGAGCTGTTACCCCCTGCAAACCATCCCTCGTCGTAACTACCTGAAATCATCCTCTTCATAAACCGGGATTGCTCTGTAGTGGGTATTAGTGGACTGCCTGGATTAGGGGACAAGTATGTAGAAACAAATAAATCGGGCTCGCTCTCCGACCTAACCCAATTATCCTTGTATATCTTTGGAAGTTTCGCTGGTCGTGCCATCTTCTATCAACTTTCCTTCCTGAACCGGCAGTTCTCCGAATCTAACCTTATCTAAACCCTCCAGTACATCCCTTAAACTACCAAACTTTCTTCTAGCTCCCTGCTCCTTCAAAGCACCCATAAGAAGAAATCTATCGACTGGAATGTCCCCTGTCTTTACCTTCTGCCCACCAATCGTAATTATATCTGAAATAACCTCGTCCGGGTCTAAACGTTCCTCCATGGTGTCCAGCTTGTCCATGGCTGTACTTTCTGCCAGATTCTTAATATGCTCCTTAACTGTTGCTATGTACGCTGAGTGTTTGTTTAAATGTGTCTTTACTGCATTTATAGTTATCTTGTTATCCACTGAATACATCTGAGCGTATTTCTGGATATCCGTATAGCTGTGTGTTAAGGCGTATTTATCAATCGCAGCTCTCATCGACTTCCCCTTGTCATCTCTAGCATTACAGAGATGACAAGTGGGACAAATAATAACCTCGTGCACCTCGTTTTTACCTGTCTTTATCGTCTCAAAGTATTTTCTCTCCATCTATAACAGAATTATACCACTTTAAAAAAATAATAAAAAAACGCCGTAAATTATAAATTAAGACTGGTATCAAAACACTGGAAAGGGAATACTATAATGGGAATTACTGGTATTCTAGTGTACAAAATAGTAGAGTATGTTTGTGTTTAATATATAATTAACTATGGCTATATATCTAGAAGATTTTGAAAGAAATTATTTAATAAGTCTAATAACCGGGATTAAATACACGGGAAATAAACCCATCGAAGTACCAGAGAAAACAATACCAACAAAAATAATAAACGACGCTAAAAGGATTGAGAGGACGCAACAGTGCGACCACACCTTCGGTAAATACACCGGAGAAAAGATTTGTTGCACTAAGTGTGGGATGTACGGAGAGGGCATGGGTTACACCTGGACTCTACAGAAGACAATAGATCCAGAAACCTATAAAATACCTAAGTTTGAGAATCCACAGAAGGCTCTGTTTGCTTGATACCTGAACTGTCTGCCAGAGTTCAGATATTTGGTTAGCAGGTAATACCTGAGGTGTACCCACGGGTCGGTCGCCCTACTGCACACCGCAGCCGAAACAAAGGCTTTAAAAGAATGATGCAGGGAAAAGACTGGAGGTATGGGGGCTCTTGTACACTAGGGCAACATACATTCTAAAAAAGACGCGGGCTGCTCTGTACCGTCACGGAGTCCGCTTTTCTACACCTAAGGGAGTAGTTTTTGGTGGTGACACGGTGTATGAGTGCTGAGAGAAAACAGACTAACACTCAAAAATTATAAAGAGAGTTTCTTACCCCTCTTTAGGAGGCTGGTGGGATTGTACACTAGATGAATAAACAGAGACAAACCGATAAAAGAGCTATATTGGACGCGTTAAGGCAGGGTAAAACAAAGCAAGAACTGTCTTCAGTTATGATTGATTATTTCAAGAAGTATTGTGTTTCCAAAGATGAAGTTAATACTAGAAGAAAAGAAGCTTACGATGAGTTGAATGAACCGTTATTGTCTTCTTCTAATTTCTGATCTATATTGCCATCCCCCTAGAGCTGTTGTTATAGGTACTGTTTCTTGATTTAGTGGTGGGTATTTTATTTACGGTGATATACTAATGTTTGTTGATGGGTTGGGTTGGTCGATATGGGCTGGATGGACTGGAAAACCGTCGTGTGTACGGTGGTTCTATTATATATTTAAGATTACAAAAAAATCATGTCCCCCACCCCAGTTTGGGGGGGTCGGGGTTAGTATATAATAGGAGTAGGTATCTATCCTATAGTAGTGATGCATACCTTTTTATGAGGTGCGATGTTGTTATACCAATGTCCCCCCCTTCAGTAGACGTCGTATAATGAACAATTAACGACGTAGTACGTGTTTTGTTCGTGTTGCATGAAATGTGCGGGAAATATGCGGGAATAACAGGACCTACTATTTATGTAACCAAACACGGGCGGGTCATGTTCATAAAAGATGCACGGGACGTCCCGATAGTATATAATTTGGCTATGCCTATACGCCGACCCAGCATTAAATCTCGAAGATGCACCGTAATCTTGCCTTTACATATTTATTATCAAATCACTGCGTTGGCTAGTAAGCTACATGTCGGGCGTTCTGCCCTTGCTAGAGAAGCCATTACAATACATTTAAGCAAGTTTGAGAAAATGCCTACAAACTCTAATAATAGTAATACCTCTTGACAACCCATACACCTATATGCTATAGTCTCTTTAAGATGATAACAACAACAACAGAGGCGGTGATTAACAAATGACTGCCGATAAATACCAATATAGATCATTACGATCAACAAGTACACAACAAGCTATTCCATTTAAAGACTATATTTTTATGTTTATAACATTTGGTGCGTTATCTATTCTATTTCTGGCTCTCTTCTTTAGAGCATTAGATATTAGATTGGATAGACAGCACCAGATGTTGTGTGAGAGTGCAAAGATATCAGGAAATACAGAAGTATTAAATTGTGATTAAAAGGAGGTGATAACAGGTGAATATAAAACAAGAATAAATTTTTAGTATGTATACTATAGATAGCATGGTAAATAAGTTTCTGGAAATTCAAAAAAAGTTAGGTAAACCTTATTATATGGATGAAAATTTCATTTTGTATAATACCGATGCGTTAGAGGCTATGGAAAAACTGTCAGGCGGTACCGTGGATTTAACAGTAACATCCCCACCTTACAACATTGGAAAAGAATATGAAAACGTCACTTCCATGAAAAATTATCTTGAGTGGTCAGAACGCTGGATACATCAAGTACACAAGATAACAAAGGAGGACGGTGCATTCTGGCTAAACCTTGGTTATTACCCAGTTAGTGGTAGGGCAAAGGCAATGCCCATAATTTACACTT